CGTCGACGTCACCCTCTGGAACGCCGACGCCCTCCTGATCTACGACGCCGCCACCCGCCGCGTCATTAACTAATCTCCCCATGAAGAAAGACCCAAAACACTCTGGCGAATACCGCATCATTGCGGATTCCTCGTACATCGTCCTCCCTGACCAGAAGGTCGCTCGACTGCTGACGCCCACCGTCCGCAATGGCGTGACCTACTACAACCTGTTCGTCCCTGGCTACACCCGGATGTCCCTCGACGACATCGAGGCCACCATCAAGGCCGGTGAAGTCTCGAAGGCTGACCCGACTAAATAATCTCCCACCATGAGCACCACGCCCAAATCCCAAACCCCCACCGCTGACCTAGTCGCGGCTCTCGCTGAGCTCGACAACGTCAAGGCCAACAAAGTCGTTAAGGCTAACTTTACCGCAAGGTATGTTTCCCTCGACGCGTTACTGGACGCCGTTAAGCCTATCCTTTTCAAACACAATCTTGCGCTGATCCAGACGCTCGTGAGCCAGGAGGGCAAGATTGGCGTCTCGACCGCCTTCCTCCATGCCTCTGGCGAGCGCTTCGAGTTCGGCACCCTGCTGATGAAAGCCGATGCCCTTACCGCCCAACAGGTCGGCGGTTTAATTACCTATGCCCGGAGGATGTCAGTGTCCACTTCCTGCGGCATTAGTGTCGACGTAGATGACGATGGCTCTGCGGCCTCTGGCTTCCGTTCTGCGGTCGTTACGAGCGTTGCCCCTGCCTTCTCCCCCACCCCCCGCCCGCTGACCAAATGAGCCAGCCCGACTTCAACCCCTTCGACCCCATCTCCGCCGCGATGGGTGCCATGCATCAGTCAAACCTGCTGGCCGCTAAGGACGCCCGCATCAAGCAGCTGGAAGAGCGGCTGGAAAGTATGCGCGAGGCCGGTGACGCCATCTGGTACTGCGTCCGCCACGCCAAGCGCGTCGACCCCGCCGAACTCATCGAGGCCATCGAAGACTGGCAGGAAGCCCGTAACCATGGGTAGGTCGAAGGCCGCCGCGAAGGCCCTGGCTCACCCCGGGCTTAAGCAGCAGACCCCCAACGAAAAAATGAAGACCGACCTCCACCTCCTCTCCGATCGTCAGCGCTGGGAATACTTGTTCTCGCTCAACGCCTGGAAGCCCCGCGCTAAATGAGCAGCCTCCGTTACCTATCCGTCTGCTCTGGCATGGAGGCCGCGTCTGTCGCGTGGCATCCACTCGGCTGGACCCCTGTAGGCTTCTCCGAGATTGAACCCTTCCCCTGCGCTATCCTCAAACACCGCTTTCCCAACACACCAAACTATGGCTCACTCACAGAATACAAACAATGGCCCCTTGAACCCGGAGCAATCGACCTTTTGGTCTCAGGCACTCCCTGCCAGTCATTCTCCGTTGCCGGACTCCGCAAAGGACTTGAGGACCCAAGAGGCAACCTCGCTCTCGTCTTTCTTGGCCTCGCTGATAAGCTCAAGCCCAGATGGATCGTCTGGGAAAACGTGCCAGGTGTCCTCAGTTCTAATGGTGGACGGGACCTTGGTTCCTTCCTCGGGGCGTTGGTGCAACTCGGCTACGGGTTCGCTTACAGAGTGCTCGACGCTCAACACTTCGGAGTCCCGCAGCGTCGCCGTCGAATCATCCTTGTCGCGTGTCTTGGAGACTGGCGTGCTCCCGCCGAGGTTCTTCTTGAGTCCGACTGCGTGCGCCGGGATATTAAGAAGGGCCGAGCGAAGGGGAAAGGCGTTGCCTCCGGCGCTGAAGGCGGCGCTGGAGCAGACGGTATGCAAACAACCGTAGGAACCCTGTGCGCTGATACGCACCCAGGCGCATATAGCGGACAGGACGCATACAGCGGACGCCTGATCCCGCAGGCCGTGTCCCATTGGGAAGGCGGCGATGTTCACCCAACCCTTAACCAGTCCGCAAAGGGCAGCGGAGGGGTCGGTGCATCCAATCAGGAACTGTTCAGTCAGGGCGGTGCTTACCTTGTGCCGGGGCAGACCATGCCCGATAAGAACCGTTTCCCTGCTGTGCTGATCCCATGCCCTGACCACGACTCGGTCGGAACCCTGTGCGCCAGAGACTACAAAGGCGTTGGCAACCAGTATGTGCAAGAGGGTAAGTGCATACCATGTTCAGCCCCCATCCCCATCCAAGACGGACGCGAGATGGAGAAGAAGCAGAACGGCATGGGCATAGCAAAAGAAGGCGACCCTGCCTACACTATCGACACGACCGGCGCACAAGCGGTCGGTCAGCCTATTGCCTACCGCAAGTCCAAGCGAGCATCCTCGACGACCGACAACGAGACTTCGGTTGAGGCCGAAGCCAGCAACACCCTTAACAACTTTGACCTTGGCGATACCCGCACGACTCACGCCATCGTCGAGCCTTTTGCATGGACGCAGAACCAACGCGAAGAGGTTCGCATCTTGGGCGACAAGACCGGGGCATTGGCGGCTTTGCCAGGGACGCATCAAAGCAACTACATCGCCGAGCCAAGCGTCTACGAGAACCACGCCCAAGACTCGCGAGTCTCTGGCCCCCTTGAGGTCGCCCCAACAGTCGCCGCCAAGTTTGGAACCGGCGGAGGCAACGTCCCTCTCGTCGGCTCAATGGCCGTCCGACGCCTAACCCCTGTCGAGTGCGAGCGGCTTCAAGGCTTCCCCGATAACTGGTCGCGCATCAGCTGGAAGGGTAAGCCCGAAGAGCAATGCCCAGACGGCCCGCGGTACAAGGCTTGCGGGAACTCAATGGCCGTCCCCGTCATGCGCTGGATTGGTGAACGCATCGCAGCCGTGAACTCAAAACTATGACCCCCCTCCCCGCTGGCATCGAGCGCATCGCCCTCACCGTCAAAGGCCAATACGCCCTGCTCCTGCTCCTCGACGGTTATCCCTACGTCGAGATGACCGCCCGCAAGCATGCCGACTTCCTTTCCGACCTGGGCCTGTGGAAGCGCAAGACGCACCCGTCCCTGGCACGATCACAAGTCCGCTTCTTTACCCTTGCTCCCAGCGGAGAGATAAAGGAACTTACCCTCAACCGATGACCAACCGCGACTCAATTAAGCGCCTTGTGGAAAACATCACGGGCTCGTTAGCCACCGTCCAGCATATCGCCGGACGTTATGAACAGCACGACGCCGACATCATCACGCTCTCCGACTTGAACCGTTCCGCGATCACGGAGCTTCAGGTCTTCAGCGACTCCATCGAGACGGCCGATGAGGCCGCCGCCGTCAAGCCCCTGCATGACCGCGTCCATGTGCTCGTCGTACAGCTGCGCGTCCTCCGCAATACCCTCGAAGGCATGGAGAACGCCGCCGAGAAAGCCCTTGAGGATGTCCGCCGTATCTCCGCCAGCGTCGAAGAGTCCAACCCCGACGACGACGCACTCTAATTTCCACCACAACCCAATAACATACCACACCACCATGCGAGTCCAACCCGACATCATCCAACACCGCGTCCTGTATGACGGCATTCAGGCGCTCAACTACAGCGGCTCCAAAGAGCTGCTCAAGTCCCCGGCCCACTACCAAGCCTACCTCAACCAGGAGCGCGAAGAGACCAAGGCCCTCCGCATGGGTTCGCTCATTCATTGCGCCGTGCTCCAGCCCGAGATGCTCAACGAGAAGTTTATCACCGCTCCCGATTGCGACCGCCGCACTAAGGACGGCAAGGCCACCTACGAAGCCTTCCAGTCTAGCCTTAAGCCCGGGCAGACGGTCGTATCCTACGAAGAGTCCGCTGAGTGTCATATCATCGCCTCTCACGCCAAACTCGCCCTTGAGCGTATGGGCGTCGAGTTCGAGATGACCGAGTTCATGTTCACCACCGATCACTGCGGCGTCCAACTCAAGTGCGCCATCGATGCTGTCGGCACCGACGGCTATCTCTACGACCTGAAGACGACCGAGGACGCGTCCCCCGCTGGCATCCTCAAGTCTATCCGGGCTTACCGCTACAACCTCCAAGCCTACTTCTACCGCCTATGCTTCGAGACCGCCTTCGAGCGCCGACTGCTGGGCTTCCGCTTCCTCTTCATCGAGAAGACCCCGCCCTATGCGACCGCCGTCGTGGAGATCGGGCCTGAGCTGATGTCCTACGCCTGCTCAGACTTCGAGAAGGCGCTGCAAGCCTACCGCGAGTGCACCACCCTTAACGAGTGGCCAGCCTACGGTGACGCCGTCCAGGTCATCGACATCAAGGGACCTTCCGCCTCCACCGCTATCACCTTCGCCTAATCTCATGGAACCCAATAACGACCTCCCGCCCCTCACGTCCATCTCGACAAATGGCACTTACAAACTGAAGCTCATCAAGCCGAAGTTCGAGAAGGTCAAGGTCTGGGAGGACGGCACCTGCTCCGCCCGCCTCTTCTTCGTCGACGACAAGGGCTTCTGCCTGTCGAAGAACTTCTCGAGCAAGTACGGCAAGGCCCTCGCCATGTTGGTGGGGAAGTACTCGGGGAAGTACACCAACGAGATCAGGCTCGACGCTACCGCGGCAGAGTACCTCGAGTACATCGGACCCGCCTGCGGCCAGACCATCTTGGTCGGCGTGGAGGTCGAGGAGAATGGCGAGTACAACGGCAAGCCTCAGTTCAAGTACAAGATGACCTACCCGAAGGGCTCCCAGAAGCCGACTGTCCCTGACGCCCTCCCTCCCGAAGGCGTTAACTTCTAACCCTGTGACCGAAGCACCCACGCCGATGGCCGCCCCGACGCTCGTCCTGATCTCGGGCTTTGCCAGGGCCGGGAAGGATACGCTGGCCTCGGGCCTGCTCGAATGGAGCACCCGACCTGCCGAGCACATCAACTTTGCCGACGCGCTTAAAGAGGCTGGCAACCACTTCATGGATTACCTTGGCCTTGAGGGCAACTTCCTCAACGAAGACTTCAAGGTCGAGAACCGTGACGCCTTGGTGCACTTCGGTAAGTTTGCACGGCGCCTCGACAAGGATGTCTTCGCCCGGCACTTCGCCAACTGGTGCCCGGTGATGAAACACCCCGACTCACCATCACCCGAAACGGTTGTGACGTCAGATTGGCGATATATTAACGAACTTCGAGTGGCGCAGGACATCCTCTGGGAGAAGGGCTGGAAGGTTCGCACCGTCTACGTCTCCACCGCTGGGGTCGGACCGGCTAACGACGAAGAGCTCGACAGTATCGCCGAGATACGCGCCAACCACCTGTTCGACCAGGAGTACATCTTCAAGCCGAACGCCCGTCAGCAAATCATGTCTGAAGGACGCATCCTCGCCAAGTCATGGAGACTCTGACCCAAGAGACGCTGGTATGGGCGCGCAAGGTCGGCCTGTCCCCTGATCGCGTCGCCTTCCTGCTCACCTGCCCGAAGTACACCGTCAGCAAGGGCCACCGCAAGTCGGACAAGGTCATCACCGACAACCCCAACCATCACCTCCAACGCCTGGGCGACTGCTACTGGTTCCGCCTACGTCGTCGCGGTACGGACATCGTCGAGAACATCGGCGGCGACCTCCTCACCGCCCGCAAGCGCCGTGACGAGATGCTCGCGGCCTTCGACTCTGGCCAGCCCATCCCTCACCTAAACAATAAATGAGCACTCCCATCCGCTTCGTGGCCTTCGGCGATAACCATGGCGACATGGCCGACGATGAGGCCACCGACGCTCTCTGCGAGTTCATGAAGGACTACAAGCCGACCGTGCGCGTGCACCTCGGGGACTGCTTCGACTTCCGATCACTGCGCCGCGGCGTGGGTAATGATGCCGAAGGCGCCGAGTCCCTCATGGCTGACATCCAAGGCGGAGAGGACTTCCTCGCCCGCACTAAGCCCACCGTCTACCTGATGGGCAACCATGAGCACCGGGCAATCGCCCTACAGCACACGTCAGGCTCGGCCATCGTCCGCGACTACTGTGCCGACCTCGAGGCCCGCATCCGTTCGGCTGCCAAGTCTGCCGGCGCTAAGACCGTCCTGCCCTACCACGCCGAGAAGGGTGTCTATCGCCTAGGGCCTGTGGCCTTTATCCACGGCTACGCTCACGGCCTCAACGCCACTGCCGAGCAGGGCAAGCACTACGCCGACCGCGGCGGCGCTCTGATCCACGGGCACACGCACACCCTTAGCCAGGTTAACTTGACCAAGGCCGAGGGCGGCGCCGCATTCTCCGCTGGCTGTCTCTGCCAGAAGGACGCTATGGCGTACGCATCGCACCGCCTAGCCACGTCCCGCTGGGGCTCAGGCTTCGCCGCGGGCTGGGTCGACGGCCAAGACTGGAAGGTCTGGCTAGTCCACAAGGTCGGGAAGAATTGGATTTGGCAAACCGACCTCAAGGTCTACAAGCCCAAAAGCCGATGAGTAGCCGAGGCCAGAAGCTTCTTTATTCCCGCATCGGTAACGACCCGATACTCAAGGCCGTCATGTCCGACATCCACAAGAAGGCCGTCCAGCCTGACAAGGGATTCCTGACGCGTGCGCAGTGGGCGAAGAAGTGGGGACTAGCCGCTAACCATCAAGCCGCCCTGTATGTAGATCGCGCCGTGAAGATTGGCATCTTAGTGAAGAAGCAGTTCCGGGTTATCACGAAAGGCCGGATGCGTGTCCTCGACCACTTCGGGCCACCGCCTAAACGCAAAGCCTCTTGACCTTGGGCACCCCACGCCCCAATCCCCATCCTCTTCCTTCCATGACTCCGCCCAACAACACGGCAGCGGAACGCCACCTCCTCGGCGTTCTTATCCGCGACAACCTGCCTTTCCCTGCTCAGTTAAAACCCTCAGACCTATTTGAGCCACAGCATCAGGACATCGCCTCCGCGATCCTGTCGCTTCAGGCCGATGGTAAGGCCATCGACGAGACAATCGTCTCAAACTACCTCCGAGAGATGAAGTCGGTAGTCGAGCACTTCTTTGTTTCTTCGATGACGACCGAGGCAGGCTTGATGCTACGCCAGGAACACGTCGACATGATTGCAGACGCGGCCATCCTCAGAGAGGCCAGCCTCATCGCAAGCCGTGCCACCGACCCGGACACTCTCCTCGACCACTATGCCCGCCTTGCCGATAAGCGCAAGAGCCTGAGCCCAAGGCAGGGTGCGCAGCGCATGCCTATCGACGACCTGATGAAGTTCGACCGCAAGGCCGACCCGACCAACGTACTGGGCAATCGCTGGCTGTGCCGCGGCGGTTCTCTGGTCATGGCTGGACAGGCTGGCACTGGCAAGTCTGCCCTAATGATGCAGGCCGCTATCAACTGGACGCTCGGGCAGGACTTCTTTGGCATTAAGACGAATGACGGCATGAAGATGCGCACCCTAGTAATCCAAGCAGAGAACGATGCCGGAGACGTAGCCGAGAGCATGCAGGATCAGATTAAAGGTCTTGGCCTAAGCGAGTTTCAGAAGG